ACCAATACTACAGAAAAGTAAAAGTGAGCAACCTTATCTAAGGTTTGTTTCTAACTTTTCAGTTAGGTTTTAAAATGGGTGGGGAACTTAGTTCCCTGCCCTTTTTTTTTGGCCCAGAGTTCCTAAGTATTATAAATAGCAGTATAGAGGGAAGCAGACACTTCCCCCATATACCTAAACACAATAACTATAGGAGTAGCTATCATGCCTACTATTACTTATAATGGAAACCCTTGTAGAAACGGCGGTCATACGCTAAGATACATTTCAAACGATCATTGTGTCGAATGTCGTAGAGTAAGAGATAAAGCGTATTATGATGCCAATGCAGAAAGAATCAAAGAACGACAAAAAGAATATGATACAAAGTGGCGATCTACATACAAAGAAAAGAAAGCAAAATATCATGCTGAATGGTATCAATTAAATAAAAAGAGAGAGAAGAAAAAACAAAGTGCATATCAAAATACCGAACACGGCAGAAAACTAAGCAAAGCAAAAATTGCGAGGTATCGTGCAAAGAAGTTAAAACAAATGCCACCGTGGGCGGATCAACAAAAGATAAATGATATATACTATAATTGCCCAGAAGGATATGAAGTGGATCACATTCACCCTATAAGTAAGGGTGGACTTCACGTTCATTACAATTTGCAGATAATAACCATCTCAGAAAATAGGAGAAAGTCTGCAAAGTTATAAAGGAGTTTTTCAAGGATGAAAAACTTAATTATTTGGATTCTGGAAGTAGTAGAGAGGATATGGTTATGTATGAATACCGAGCTCGTGTTACAAGGATTGTCGATGGCGATACTATTAAGTGTGATATTGACTTGGGGTTTGATATGTTTCTTACTAATCAAACTGTACGATTATATGGCATAGATGCACCAGAATCACGCACGAAAGATAAAGAGGAAAAGTATTACGGAACTCTTGCAAAAGACTTTTTAAATGATTATTGCCCTAAAGGAACTGTAATAAAGTTAAGAACACATCTAGATAAAAAAGGAAAGTTTGGGAGAATACTAGGTGATATTATAGTCAACAATGTTTCGTTAAATGAACAAATGGTTGAAGAAAACCTCGCTGTGTTATACGAAGGACAGTCAAAAGAAGAAATACAAAAAGAACATCAAGTAAACAGAGTCGCTCTATCCAGAAAAGGATTTAAATTTTATTAACTTTTTCCTTACATTGACACTTTTTTTTTGATAGCTTAGTGCTTGTCGGTTGGATGAAGATTATAAATACTTATATAACAATTAAACAAAGCATATCTTATGTCTATTAATGTACCAACAGAAATAAATTATTTGAAAGCAAATGCTTTTGAAACTAATTTCCAACGAATGCCTGATGCAAGTTTCACTTGTACCGAAGTATCAGTTCCCTCGCTTTCGCTTGGAATGACTACTTATCAATCGCTATTTAGCGATATACCGATTGAAGGTGATAAGGTTCAATTCGAGCAATTAAGTATGTCATTCATAGTTGCGGAAGATTTTAGCAATTATTTAGAGTTATATAATTGGATTCTCGCTATTGGATTCCCCGAAAATTTTGAACAATTTTCTTTGAAAGATTCTTTGGCATTATCATCAACTACTGCTAACTTGAAATCAGATATGTCTATTATCATTCACACAAACAAATCCAACCCCAATTATGAGATAACCTTTAGAGATGCTTTTCCTGTAAGTCTAGGGGGCATCACATTTGGGTCTAATATATCCTCTGTTGATCCTATCACAGTTGCAGCTACATTCGGTTATGTAGGACAATTTAATATAGATAAAATAGTTTAACTTTTTCCTTACATTATGCATCTTATTTTGGTATGATTAGTATATGAATATAAATGATATTAAAGAAATGATTAACAAGGATTCTCTCTTTCTTAAAGATGAAGCAAATATAGATGTTGCATCTTTATCTATTCCCGAATTGAGCGGGAAATATCATCAACTAATCTCTGATGAAACTATGAGTTTGCGATTATTGAAAGAACAATATGATACTTTTTATAGAGATAGGTGGATGTATTACATGGGAAAATCCGATCCTGATGTTTATGCAGAAGAACCATTCGATCATAAAATATTAAAAACAGATGTTGATAAGTTTTTAAATGCAGATACGATACTAAACCAACAAAAAAATAAGATTGCACTACAAGAAGTTAAGATTAATTTAATAACAGAATTCACAAAGTCTATAGCATCTGCATCTTTTAATATTGGTAATGCGATTAAGTGGAAGAAGTTTTTGAGTGGTGAACTTGGATGATTGTAGTAGGAAAATTTAACGAAACCTTTATGCAAATCTCTTGTGAGAGACATATCGCATATGAGCTTAATGAATACTTTTCTTTTAAAGTACCTAACGCTCAGTTTCATCCCAAATTTAAAGCAAAGTTATGGGATGGAAAAATAAGGTTATTCAATATAAACACAGGTAAGATGTATCTTGGTTTATATCCTTACTTACAAGAATGGGCATTGAAACATGATTATAAAATCGAAAGCGACATAGTACAGGTAGAGTCTCTCAATACTGACTATGATAGTTGTTACAAGTATATGCTTGGTTTAAAACCAATGGCGAGAGGTGAGAACATCTCCGCAAGAACATATCAAATCGAATCGTTTTGTCATTGTGTTAGAAAAGAACGTGCGTTATTACTTTCCCCAACATCCTCTGGAAAGAGTTTGGTTATCTATTCCTTAATAAGATGGCACCAAGAGTTTTTAGATAACGATAAAATTCTTATCCTAGTTCCTACCACAAATCTAGTTCAACAGATGTTCAATGACTTTAAAGAGTATTCTTCAAAAGATAAAAAGTGGAATGTAGAAGATAATTGTCATATAATCTATTCTGGAAAAGAAAAAGACTCCGATAAACAGATATATATAAGTACATGGCAATCCCTTTATAGACTTGGGGCCCCATATTTTAAGAAATTTGGTATGGTTGTTGGTGATGAAGCACACCTTTGTAATGCCCAAAGTCTAAAAGGTATCTTGGAGAAAATGACCAACTGTAGATACCGTTATGGAACTACTGGAACTATTACTGACTCCAAGACACATAAATTAGTATTAGAAGGATTGTTTGGTAAGACCTATCAGGCGGTTACTTCTAAACAGCTAATGGAAGATAAATACATATCCGATTTGAGGATTGATTGTTTACGATTAAAATATTCGGAAACAGAAAGACAGAGAAGTGCGAAATATACATATAGAGAGGAGATAGATTTTATTGTATCTCATCAAAAGAGAAATGAGTTTATTCGTGATCTTGCTTTACTTAGGAAAGGTAATGTTTTAGTTTTATTTAACTTTGTAGAGAAACATGGTAAACCATTATTTGAAATGATAAAAAAGAAAAACAAGAAAAAAAGAAATGTGTTTTTTATAGCAGGAGAAACAGAAGTTGAGGTTCGAGAAGAAATCAGGAATTTAGCGGAAGTTGAAGATTCAATTATTGTGGCTTCGTCTGGTGTATTATCAACGGGCGTTAGTATTAGAAACTTGCAAAGTTTAATATTCGCACATCCCTATAAAGGGAAGATTAGAAACTTGCAATCTATAGGAAGGGTATTGCGTTTGGATAATAAAGAAAACAAAGCTATTCTATTTGATATTGTTGATGATTTACAATGGAAGAAACACCAAAACTATGGTATTAAACATTGGGAACAAAGAGTTAATACTTACTTAAATGAAAAATTTGATTATATGTGTAAGGAGATCGTTTTATGAGTAAGACCTATAGAAAGTTTGTAAAGAATAGGTTTGAGAAAAAGAAGTTTAACAAGTACAAAAACAAAAAACGTAAATTCATAGAAGGGGTTGATGATGGACAAGAGGAACTGGACGAGAATGGCGAAGTGCGAGAGGTGCAAGAAGAAAACGACACAAGAGAATCGGAGTGAGGGTTTTGCTGGAACAACCTATTACGAAGATTGGTATTGTTTAGAATGTGATTGTATTATGTTAGAGAAAAAGAGAGGTAATCCTAAGTTTGTAACTGAATGGTGTGTTAACTAGAGGATAAGACAATGTATTATGACGAAGATGGAAATCATAGTGGAGTAGACATTAAGATTAAGATGGTAAACAAAAGTGATAACCCATTACCAGACTATGCAAAGATTGGGGATGCTGGTATGGATATTCGTGCAAGCGAAGATGTGATGATAAAACCTTTTAACAAAGCACTTATTCCTACTGGACTGTATGTTGAACTTCCATACGGTTATGAAATACAAATAAGGTCAAGGTCTGGTCTTGCATGGAAACATGGTCTTAATGTTTTGAACTCACCAGGCACTATTGATTCGGGTTATCGTGGTGAGATTAAAGTTATTTTAAACAATAATCATTTTCAAGGATATGACGTAAAGAAAGGTGATAGAGTTGCACAGATGGTTGTTGCACCAGTAACCGTTGCAAAGTTTATTGAAGTTCCTTCTATTGCGGAATCAGAACGTGGTGAGGGTGGATTTGGGAGTACAGGGAAATGACTGATAAAAGAAAACATTATGTAGATAATGAGAAGTTTTTTAAAGAAATGAAAAAATGGAAACAGCGGGTTATTGATGCAAGGGAAGTTGAAGAAGATGATCCGCCTTCTACTGAATATATGGGTGAATGTTTTTTGAAGATTTGTGAACATTTAATTATGCGCCCTAATTTTATTAATTACACATTCCGAGATGATCTGATTTCTGACGGTATTGAGAATTGTTTGTTATATGCTCACAATTTCAATCCAGAAAAATCTAAGAATCCTTTTTCATATTTTACACAGATTATACATCATGCATACGTTAGGAGAATTGTTAAAGAAAGAAAATTGATGCACATTAAATATCTTTTCGTTGAACGATCAGGTATTCTAGATGAGTTAAATCCAGATAATGAAGAAAATAAGAAAATTACAAAGACATGGATCGAATATTTAAAGACCCATGAGAAATATGCTACAAATCCTGATAAGAAAAAGAAGAAAACGCCCAATTTAGAACTCTATTTTGAATAATTTTCCGGCCAGGAAGATTTTTCCTTGTTTTTTAATAACCAGTATGTTAGCCTAATAAGGATAATAATTTGGATTATCACGTTATGATGTTTGAGTTATGTTCCGACTGTAAAGAAACGCATTGTGGATTTACAGTTAGTCGAATGTCTGATGGATGTGTATTACAAGAATTTGAATGTAGTAGGTGTGGAAAAAAATGGACAAAGAAATATGAAGGTAGCACTAATAACGGATCAGCACTTCGGCGGGAAACAAGACAGTCAGAACTTTTTGAATTACATAAGAAAGTTTTATGAACAACAGTTCTTTCCGTATTTAAAAGAAAACAATATTGACACCGTTATTGATTTAGGTGATACATTTGATAGGCGAAAGTTTGTAAACTTTAATATATTAAATGAAGTAAAGAAATTCTATTTTGATGTTTTGTGTGAACGTGGTATTAACTTACATTCTATTGTAGGAAACCACTCGACATATTATAGGAATACGAATTCAGTTAATAGTTCTGAATTACTTTATGGACATTATAATAATGTTGAAACATTTTCTAAACCAGCAAGTGTTTTACTTGATGATCTTGAAATTGATATTATTCCATGGCTTAATTCTGAGAACTATGATGAAACAATAAAGTTTATTAGGGAATCTAAAAATCAAGTTCTGTTTGGTCATTTAGAAGTAGCAGGGTTTGCCATGTACAAGGGTTATAATGCAGAGGAAGGAATACCCAAATCTTTATTTAAAGGATATGAGGTAGTTTGTTCTGGACATTACCATCACAAGTCAAGTCAAGGTAACATTCATTATCTAGGTGCGCCTTATGAAATAACATGGAATGACTATGATGATCCTAGAGGGTTTCATGTGTTCGATACGGAAACAAGGGAATTGGAATTTATACAAAACAAGTTTCGTTTGTTTGAAAAGATATATTATGATGACGATTCATATGATTATACAAACATTGATACGTCCGAATATAAAGATAAGATTGTAAAGTTAATTGTAGAAAAGAAAAACGATTCAGTACAATACGAATCGTTTGTCGATAGACTATATGTGTCCGATTTATCAGACTTAACTATACTGGAAGATTTGAGTGAGTATAGTGCGAGGTATGAAGGTGAGGGTGATGATGATATAGAAGTTGGAAATACATCTGATTTTTTAGATGAGTATGTTGACACATTACCTGATAATGGGGATGACGAAAAGATAAAGATAAAGAAACTATTAAAAGTTATATACAATGAAGCACTTAACATGGAAGAATAATGATAAGATTGCAGACAGTTCGTTGGAAGAACTTTCTATCGACAGGGAATCAATTTTTAGAAGTAAAACTAGATAAGGAATCCATGACATTAGTTGTGGGTAAGAATGGTGCTGGTAAATCAACATTGATTGATGCTATCACCTTTTCTTTGTTTGGGAA